GAGCTATTTGAGAGGGAAGCTACTGCACCAAAAGACATTGTATTACCGGAAACTGGAGAAGATGTAGAAATTCATATTAACTCTGGTGGTGGAGATGTCTACGCTGGTAGCGAAATCTACACAGCTTTACGCGCTTACTCTGGTCGAGTAACCGTCAAAATCGTAGGTATTGCAGCAAGCGCTGCTAGTGTCATTGCTATGGCTGGTGATTCTGTTGAAATCAGCCCAACTGCTCAAATTATGATTCATAATGTATCCTCTGGCGTTTATGGAGATCATAACGCTTTAGAGCATGAGGCAGCTGTGTTGAAAGGTTTTAACAAGTCTATTGCGAGTGCTTACGTCCATAAGACAGGGAAAGCATTGTCTGATTTATTGGAGCTAATGAATCAGACAACCTGGTTTGATGCCGAGGCAGCCGTTGAGAACGGTTTTGCGGACAAGGTGATGTTTGCGCAAGAGGTTGCTCCTCTCCTAGTAGCGAGCGAAACGCCAATGATCCCGGAAGATTTTATCGAGCGAATGCAGGCTACTATGACTCCTGATGTGGACAAGATTGCTGAGCTAGTGGCTCAAAAACTGGCAGAGCACGAGCCAGAAAAAGAAAAAACTGAAAAGAAGAAAGCGCCTGAGCCTAGTGGTTTCGGTCGTTTTGCATTTTAAGAAAGGAAAATTTAAACATGATGAAATTATCAGATGAATTTAAAACAGCTCGCCAGAACTTTTTGGATGCTGTTACAAACAATGAATCCGCTGAAAAGCAAGGAGAACTTTATGAGAAGATGCTTAACGCCATTCTGGATGAAGCAAAGAAATCAGCTCGTGAGGAAGTAGATGGCCTCGTTGCAGTAAGTCCATTTGATGAAAAACTGTCTCTTCGTGAACGTGAATTTTTCAACAATTTGGACAAAAAAGCTCCAGAAAAAATCGAAAAGTTCTTCCCGCAAGAAACAGTTGACCGTATCTTTGAAGATATGGTACAAGAACATCCATTGCTTAAACATATTGGACTCCGTAACGGCGGCCCTCGTTTGAAGTTCCTTAGCTCTACTACAACAGGTGTAGCAGTTTGGGGGAAAATCAACGATGAAATCAAGGGTCAATTGACTGCTGGATTTGGTGAAGAAGAAGCTATTCAGAACAAATTGACTGCCTTTGTTGTCCTTCCGAAAGACACAGAAAAGTTCGGACCTGGTTGGCTTCATTCTTTCGTATCTGCTCAGCTTACAGAAGCTTTCGCTGTTGCTCTTGAAGCAGCCTTTTTGAATGGGGATGGAGATGAAAAACCAATCGGTTTGTCCCGTACTTTGACAGGAACGGTTGCAGCAGGGAAAACAACATACAATGCTAAGACATCATCTGGTGATGTAACTCTTGGAGTAAAAGGGAAGACGACCGAAGAAAAAGCTAACATCACAATCAATGAATTCAAAGAAATTTACAAATACCATTCCACTAAAGCAAACGGGAAACCTGTAGTAACTCGTGGGAACATGGTTATCGTTGTAAATACGAGTGATGAACTTGACTTTACAACTCAATTCACCACTCTGAATGGACTTGGCGTATTTGTAACAAATCTTCCATTCAATCCAATTGTAATCCCATCAATTGCTCAAGAAGCAGGAAAAATCACTACTTTTGTGAAAGGGCGTTACGATGCAGTTATTGGTGGTGGAATTGAATTTGATACCTTTGACCAAACTCTTGCATTTGACGATCTCAATCTTTACACTGGCAAACAATTTGCATATGGGAAACCACATGATGAAAAAACCGCTGCGGTTTGGACCCTAAAACTTGGTAAAGACTAAGGTGTTGCCCTATGGAGGAGACAAAAGAACTTCACCCACTCCTTAAAGCATTTAAGGAGCGGATGAGAATTTTTCACAGTGGAGAGGATAATAACCTCTCCCGTATATTGGAAAGTTCTGAGTTAGCGATTCACAGTTTAGTCGGTAGTAAGAACACTAGCGATCCACGAGTGAGAGAGCTTATTTTAGAACGTTCACGATACGTCTACAATGACCAGGTAGAATTTTTTTATCAGAATTTTCAAGGTGATTTAATGGCGTTGTCTCTAGAAAACTATAAATCGGAGGAAGAACATGATTAAGGTTTTAAAAGAATTTTATGACTTGAAAGCTGGAATTGTCCGCAAAGAGGGGGATACATTCGAAGGAACTAAGGAACGTTTTGATGAAATCAATACAGCTTTACCTGAGTTTGTTGAATGGGAAGATAAAACTGCAGAAGTAACTGAAACATCACCATACTATGTATAATCGTCCTAGCTATCGCTACAAAAAGCCTGAGGCTCAAAATGGAGACCTGAGAACCCCCTTGACTTTCTATACTTCTAAAGTCGAGGAGGGGGTTGATGGCCGTGATGTGAGCTACAAGGAGGCTTTTTCTACGATGGGGCAAGTTTACTCCCCTAGTTTCAAAGATATTGAGATCGCGACTGGAAAAGCAATGAAAGCTAAGATGACTTTGAAAATTCGTGACCCTCTGACAGATTATCAGCCTGAAAGTCGGCATTTTGTCGAAATTGGGGATATCCGTCTAGTTGGTAAGAAATGGCAGGTTATTGATGTGCGTCCTGATTTTGATAATCGGGATTTTTTGATAGTTATTATCGGAGGTGGTCGTGATGTCTAGTGGAGCAAATCTAAAAGGATTTGATGATGTTTTGAGGAATGTCGAGGCTCGCCTAGGGGAGCCAGTGGTCCGTAGAAAGGTCAATAGAGTTTTGAAGGAAACGGTTGAGGAGTTTGAGCCTACTTTCAAACGGGCTATGGCGGTGTACGCTGACACTGGTAAGACGGCCGGAGCCGTCGTCCATGGAAATGTGACTGGTACAGCTAGTGGGGTTCCAATGGTTAAATTAGGTTTTAAAAGTCCTCGTTGGACTCTTATTCACTTGAATGAATTTGGATACGCAAAGAAAGGACATCCTCGTGGCTTCGGTATTATGCGTCGCTTTTTTGAAGGTAGCAAACCAGTATTCAAATCCAAAGTAGGCATGAAGTTAAAACAGGAGTTTTTGTAATGATTAAGGACAAATTAACTGAACTCTACAGCGCTTTGAAAGAGGATGAGTCTTTATCTGATATTAGTATCAAGTCATTTGAACGTCCTGATACCTTGGGGGATGACGAGACGAGTATTGTCATTATCCCTGTCGGACCTCCAATGCAGACAGCTCACGGTAGCAATACTAGTCTGGCTAAGACTTTTCTCTATCAAATTAATGTAGAGTCTGCCAATCGAGTGGAGTGTAAAGAGCTCCAAGGTAAAATTGAAAAAATAATGGAACATCAGGGATTTTATCAGACTGAAGGTGGTTTGGATCAATGGATCCCTGATATCAAACGCTATGTAGATGCTCGAACCTACAAGGGTCAGAGTGCTCTGTATGATAAATACTAGAAAGAAGGTAAAGAAATGACAGTAAAAGGAACTGCACTTATTGGCCTTAAATCGGTCACAATTCGTGTGCATGACGGAAAGACTCCAACTACTGGAGAGAACCTCTTCACGCTAGAAGGTAAAGAAAATGAAGGGGCTACACAGACTGCTAAAGTAACTGGATTATCTAGCGATCCTGTAAAGACTTACGGTAGTAATGTTGCTTATCACGTCTCCAATCGAGGGGTAGGTGATGTTAAAGTAGAGATGGGCTTACTTGATGTGCCTTTGGCTTTGTATATTAACGCTTTAGGGTATGGAGATGATAATGGCATTTATTACTTCGGTGCAGACACCGTTGCCAAGAATGTTTCAATTCTCATTGAAAGTAATACTGCTGATGGGGAACCAGTTTACTATGGTTTTTACAAAGGGCAGCTTTCTATGGATGCTATTGATTTTGAAACGATCAAGGATAAGGCTAATGAGTTAGCTACCACTAATGTGAATTTTGCTGCGACAGCTAGTTCAGATGCTGCAACTAATGGTCGATATGGTGCAATTGTGTATGGAGCGGATGCTGAAAAGTTGAAGAAATTGAAGGGTCAACTAAAGATGACCGCAGCAGGGTAGGGAGAGGGCGCAAGCTCTCTTTTTATCTTTTTTCTAGAAAGGAAAGTAAATGGCTAAGGTTAAATTTTTAATTAAAAATGAAAAAGGTCAAGATGTTCAAAAAACTAGTAAGGAAATCACTACTAAGGACTATCGTGACTATCTGATCCTCAATGAAGCACTATCATCTGATATGTCAGAGGTAGAGAAATTAGACAAACAATTGGAATTCATCGCCTCGCTCTTTGAAGATTTGGAAGTGGAAGAGCTTTTGAAATATACAGACATGGCAGATATTTTTGCGGTATTCGCAGACATCTACTCTCATCTGGTAGGTGATGTTGACCCAAAGGAGAAAAAATAAAGCCGAGTGAAGCACTGAAACGGTTTTATGGATTTGTCAAGCAAGCTACTGAGGGTCCGTACGGTATGAGTATCCGAGATGTTATGGATACGAGCTGGGAGGACCTGATGGGCGTTCTTGGTGAAATTGAATCTGCTGAAACTGAGGAAGTCATGGATCTTGCTGACTTTCTCCAGCCTATCTGATGCAAAGGCTTTACAAAACACTTCAATAGGCATATAATAAGGGTAAGGAGGTGAGTAGGATGAAGATGGTAGAACAAAATCGCAGACGGCGTCTATTTTGGACATTGACTTTTGTAATATACATCTGTTTTGGTATTTACTGTGTTTGTACGAACTTTGGGAATACGATTGGGCAGATATTATTGTCGCCATTCATCATCGCTTCTTTGCCTTTATATGGATATGGCCTACTAGGTGTTTTTATATGGGCAATGATGTCTATGGCTTTTAATGATTATAAGAAATAAAAATAAGAAAAGTCCGCAAGGGCTTTTTTCTTTTACCTGAAAGGCTAGGAAGGAGAACAATATGGCAAGCGGTACGCCGTTAGGTCAGATGTATATCGAGCTAGGGCTGGACGTGTCACAGTTCAACCCTACTCTGAATGGTGCAAAAAACGCTGTAAAGTACTTTCAAAATAATGTCCGTTCTTTGGATAGTACATTGAAAGGAAATGAAAAAAATGCTGGGTTACTTCAAGCAAAATATAAGACTTTAGGACAAGCTATTGATTCACAGCGTAAAGTCTTGGATGAGATGAAGAAAAGCTTTGACAAACTTGATCCTGGGACAGCTAAGTTTGACAAGGCTGCTGCTGATATTCAGCGCGAAAATGCTAAGTTAGCTACAATGGAAAACCAGCTACGTGGAGTTGAAAAAGCTTTGAAAGATGTTGGTCGCGAAAATAGCTGGGCTGGGAAAATGGACAAGCTAGGAGATACCTTTAAGAGTGGTGGCGAAAAACTCCGTGCAATGGGTGATGCTATGAAGCCTGTATCAACAGCTCTTACTGCTGGTTTTGCCCTGTCAACTAAGAAAGCTATAGACTTTGAAAGTCAAATGAATACGACCAAGTCGCTCCTAGCAGATACTATTCCAACTGCGGATGAACTGAATAGCACCACACAAAAATTGGGTGAGAGTTCGAAAGGTTGGGCGAAACAGTATGGTATCTCAACATCCTCCATCAATGAGGGGATGCAGGAAATTATCAAAAAAGGGTTTAATGCTAATCAGACTATTGCAGCGATGCCTGCTATCTTAGATGCTGCTAAGGCATCGGGCGATGATTTTAACGTGGTAATGAATGCCTCGACTAACATCTTACGTCAGTTTGGGCTAGAGGCTAAGGATACGAACCGTGTTACAGATAGCTTGACTTATGTGGCCAACAAGACATCAGCTGGCTTTTCAGATATGGGGCTAGCTATGGAGTATATAGGTCCTGTGGCTCATTCTTTGGGGATGTCTATCGAGGAAACGTCTGCAGCTATCGGTCTTCTTTCTGATAATGGTATCGCTGGTGAGAAGGCTGGTACAGCTTTACGTGGTGCGCTTTCTAAATTGCTCAAGCCTTCTAAATCCAATGCTGCAGCAATGAAAGAGCTTGGTTTTACTGTGGAAGAGTTTCAATCTGGCGCTTTAAAACTACCTGATATCATTGATCGCATCAAGGAATCAACAAAAGGGTGGACAGATGCTGAGAAATCTTCTGCTATTGCTCGTGCCTTTGGTGTTGAAGCTCAAACTGGGATGAATGCCCTTATCAACCAAGGAGGAGATGCGCTACGTAAACTTACTAAAGAAACTGAAAATGCTCGTGGGTATACTAAGAAATTGGCGGATGAGTTATCTAAATCATCTAAAAATGGAGTAGAGCGATTCAAGTCAAGTTTGGAAGTGCTTCAAATCAATATTGGTCAGAAACTCTTGCCTCTACTAACGCCTCTCCTTGAAAAGGCAAATGAGTTTATTGAATGGCTAGATAAGGCACCCGAAAGTACACAGAAGTTAGTACTTGGTTTTGGTGGTTTCTTAGCTTTGGGGTATCCATTGCTGAATATGTTGGGGAATGCATCAACAGGGTTAGGCTATCTCTTTAAAGGTGGTAGTAAGGTTGCGAGTCTGTTTTCTAAGGGGTTAAGTCTTGGAAAAGCGGGTACGGAAGTGGCTGAGCTAGGAACTCAGGTAGCTGAGACTGCAGGAAAAACTGGACTACTCAAGACAGCTTTGGCTGGATTGACGAGTCCTGTTGGGCTTTTAGTTGGAGGTACGGTTCTGCTGGCAGGTGGTCTAGCCTATCTAGCTAACGAGAAAGACAAAGCTCGTATCAAAGCGGAGGAATTTGGATCCACCTTAGATGATGTTCAGCGTGGAGAATTACGAAGCTTTCAAAAAACTGTTGATGAAACCAGTATGGCCGTCGCAAACTTTGGAACTCGAGCTGGAGATGTTGAGAAAGTTACTGGGGCATTCAAAAAACTTTACGATGAAATTACTGAAGGAGCTGATAAAACTAATCAGCGTATTGAGGAACTTGGCGCTAAATGGGGTCTGAGTGATGAAGATATTGCTCGAGCAAACGAAAACAATCGTC